GGCGTGTGATGGTCGGAACATACCGCGACGCCCCCGACGTTGAGGCAAGGTGGTTCATCGACCCGCCATACCAGGGCAACGCGGGGTCGCACTACCCCGCCGGAAGTTCCGCGATCGACTACGCCGCCTTGGCCGAATGGTGTGCGACGCGCGCTGGCGACGTGACCGTTTGCGAAGGTCCGGCGGCGGACTGGCTACCGTTTGAGCCGTTCGCGACCATCAAAGCCAACGATTCCAAGACAGGCGGCAAGCGCAGTCGCGAGATGGTGTGGCGCAACTTCGATCCGAGACAGGTGGCGTTGCTGTGATGTACGGAATCAAAGCGATCGGGCTGCGGCCGGTGTGGTACGCATGAACGCGACGCTTGAAGAAGGGTTCTGCCCCCAAAGACAGGATGAGTCCCATTGTGAATGCTGGTGGGATGATGGGGAGTGTTGCAACTGCGGCTACGGGCCGCACAAGGAGACGAAGATGGGCGGGTCGAAGATCGAGGCGTGTGCGGCTGCCGCCCACCACGTCAACAAAGCGTGGTGTGAGGCACACGGGGACTTCTCGCAGCCCAATTGGGCGGACGCCAGCGACGACATCAAGGCGTCAGCGATCAACGGTGTTGAGGGTGTGTTGCGCGGCAACACGCCGCAGGACAGTCATCGGTCGTGGCTCGACTTCAAGCGCGCTGACGGGTGGGTCTACGGCAAGGTCAAAGACCTCGACGCCAAGACACACCCGTGTATGGTGCCTTACATCGAGCTGCCGGAAATGCAGAAGGCCAAGGACCTCCATTTCGTCTCGACGGTTCGGGCGGTGGCGCTCGCTCTTGGCCTGCCTTTCAGCGCAATAACCGACTAAACCACCACCAACAACTTGCGTGTCGGGTGTGCGGGGCGACGACGCGGGCGGTATGATAAGCCGTTCCGCGTCGTCGTCCGAACCTGTAAGAAAGCCTTACAAGTTGGCGCGTTCAGCCTAATTCGGTTGCGGCGCTACCACATCCTGCTCGTCATAGACGCGGGCGTTGAGGCGGAACTTGACCCCCAGAGCGCCAAGCCCTGCGGTGATAAGCACAGTCAGTGTGTCCACATCCAGCCCGTAGGCGCTGAGGTCAACGCCCGCCTTCTTGGCAATGACTGCGCTCAGAGCAACGGCGACGATGGCTGCGATGGTCTTGTTGGTTCGGCTCTTGTAGAGGGTCTTCTTCATTTGTCGACCTTTGGCACGCCATGAACAGGGGTGTGGCCCATCCACTGGCGAAAGTGGTTCCAGAGTTCTGCGCGCCCGTCGCGCCCGTTTTTCTCGACCTTCTCGACCTTCTCATCGACCTTGTCGACACGGACCTCGAGCTTGTCGTGATTCTCGCGTAGGTGGCGAAGCTCAACGAGTGTCTCGCGCACGACCATCGCGAGCCGGAACATGCCGATGATGCCGGCGACGACGAGGGTCGCGTTGGCGCCAAGGAGCAGGTTCTCAAGCGTGGAACTGGATGGGTCCGCAGTCGCCGCGCCGGCGCCGAAAGCGCGCTCCGCGATGAAGGTCGACGACAAGGCGCCGAACATCAGCCAGCGAACACATGCGTTCATCGACAGCCCTCCGTCCATGTTGCTGGGTCGGGAAGACGTGTCGCGCTGTCACACTCCACGGACTTTCCCCACGGGCATTCGACGGCCTTGTAGTACCGCTCGCCGTCATAGCGGTAATAAGCCGAGCAGCAGCCGGTCAGGTGGGCAAGAAGCAGAACAGCGACGATGGCGGTGATGGCGCTCAAGATGACGTGTTTTAGGTCACTCCTCATCGCCCCCCTCCAGAACCACGCCCAACTCGGCAAGCAGGACTTGCGGGTCTTCGCCGTGCGCGAACGCCTCGACGTTCTCCGGTGTTACGTCTCCGACGCAACACCCGACGAAATATCCACTTGCACCTCTGAACGTGCAACTGGTCGTCGCCTCGTTGGCCTCGCCCTTGTATTGCTTCGTCGTCTTGCGGACGAATACGGTGTAGATCGGCATCAGAACCACCAGACCTTGCGGTACGCCGCGATGAGCGCCGCCATTTCCATCTGCGTCATGGCGCCAAGGACGACGAAGACCGCTCGGATGTGCTTGCTGAACTGGAACGCGGCGCCGTTGTTGCGCGCTCCAATCCACGCGCTCGCGGTCGCGAAGGTCAACGTGCCGCTTCCCGTCAACGAGGGCGTCGTGTCGTCGAACCCGTAGCTCCCGACAGAGGCAATCGTGTCGGGGTTCGTCGTTCTGTCCATCGCGGCGCAGACCACCGCGCGCGGGGACATGACGATGGTCCCTGTTCGCGAGGTCGGCGTGCCGTTGGTGCCGCACGTCGCCTTGTATTTGCCGGTGTCGACGTAGATTCCCGCGCCGTTGCCGTTGTACGCCTGGACGGTGTGTTCGAGGGTGAGTTGCTCGGCTGTCGTCGTGTCGCTGAACACGATGAACGATGCCTTGCTCACAGCCCCGAGGCCGAGGGCGCAGAGGTAGGCATCGTCAACGCCATCAAACTTGAGCATCCCCTCCTTGGCGTTGAAGCTCGCGCGCTTGGCCGCGCTTGACTGCGTTGGTGCGGTGCCCTGCCTCGCTGGCCACGTCTCGACCGTCGCGCCGTCAGCAGCAACAACGTCAGCGGCGTCGCACCACAGCGAGGCGCCATAGGTACGCGACGCGCAGAGGTGCGCGAGGTTGGCCTTGCCCTTTGCCCGGCGCCCGTTCATGCTAGTTCGCTCGCGGTCGCCTCGATGTTCGCCGTGATGTTTGCCGCGCTGACCGTGGCGCTCACGCCGATGTCGAAGCCATGGGTGTCGATGAGGATCGCGACGTTCTTCGCGGCGCCAGCGTAGGCAACCGTCCACCCGCCGCCGAGGGCGACGTCGTCAGCGATGAAAACCTCCTGCGTCTTCGGGTCGCAGTACCAGACGGTCATGACGATGTTGCCGGTTCCCGCTCCGGTGCCCTTGAGCTTGAGCAGGACACGGCGACTTGCGCGGTTCCCGTCCGTCGCCAAGAACGGCTTGTTTGTCGCACTCGCGTAGGCGGGCGCAGCGAGGGCGGCGGCGTTTGTTGCGACGCGCGGGCCGCCGAGGGGGAGAAGGCTGGTTGCCTGGGTCATTGGTTTGCTCCTTCGCCGCGCGCGGCGGCTCTCGATTCTCGCATTGTTTCGGTGATGAAGCCACGCCGTTCTCGCACCATCTCTTTTAGGACGGTGATCTTCCTGACGATCTCATCGGCTTCCTCTGGACTGACGTCGGGTCTGGAAAGGCGCGCTTGAAGGCGGCGGATCTCCTTGTTGGCGCCGTTGACCAGCGTGCGCTTCATGGTGCGCTCGACGCGCTGAAAGTCCTTCTTGATCTGCCCCGACTTGATCTCCCGAGCGCCGATGCCGGTCAGCGAGCGGACAACCCACAAGAAGGCATCCTCGGGGCGCTGGCCGTCTTCGCCCTGGACGATCTCTCTGGTCGTGGTCTGGCTGTCGGGGTCCATGAGCCCGATGATGACGTCCATCGTGTTAATTGTGGTCTTGCCGAGCACGCCTGACGCGAGGTTCGCGCCGATGCGCTTCCAGTTGACGTCCCGATACGGCGATGACAGCGCACCCGCGATGGCAGGCATGGCGAAGTTGCCGCCCACGCCAACAAGGCGCACCAAGTCAGCGGGTGAGCCCAACTTGCCGGTCGCGTAGCGCCACCACATGCGGCGCAGGCGCATTGCCTCGCGTTGCTCTGGCGTCAACTCGGCGATGGAGGCGTTGGCAAGCTCGATAGCGGTTTCGGGACCGAAGCCGAGCATGTCAGCGACGCCCATTTGGAACTCGGCGAGCAGGGACATTCCCACGAGGGAGGGCTCAAGCGCCACGATGTTGCCCTGCGGGCCGTAGGTTCCCGGCGACGTCTCGGTTGGCGCGGTGATGAGCGAGAATTGCGGAATGCCGTAGGACATGATCTCCGCAAGCCCCTGCTCCTGCTTCGTGCGGATTCGACCGGGCGCTCGCATGAACGCCATCGAGACGGCGCGTCGGATGCTGAGGTCCATCGCCTGCTGCGCCTTCAAGCGGAGCAAGTTAGGGTCGTCGGTGATCCACTGTGACGACGGGAAGTAGTTGACGGCGGCGTGCCCGATGCCGGGCTTGCCAGGCACGTCGATGGCCTTGAACGCCCACCCGAACAACGGCGAGAACAGCGAGAAGACGCCGCTGCCGCGCTTGATGAAGCCTGGTAGCTGGTTGAAGTCGAAGAAGGTCTTGGCGGGCCACGTCGCGGCGCCCTTGCCGATGAGTTCCGACAGTTCCCGCGATCCGTCCCCAATGGGCTGCCACGCATTGCCGCGCTTGACCTCAAGGCCAGAAGCCGTTTGCCGGATCGAGGACCAACGGTTGTGACCGACGTTGAGCGACAGGCCATAACCGGGAGGGAGCTGGCCGACAACGCCGTGCAGGCCGTCGTACTGGCGAGAGAACGAGGCAGCCTTCGCGTACCCGTCCTGCGCTGCATAGGCCGTCAGGAAGAAGCGCATCGAATCTTGGTAGAGCTGCGCTCCCTTGCCTTTCGCCGGGTCGCCCTTGCCGAAGTCGCGCATGACGTCGGAAACCCAACTCGACTCCATGAGGCCGGTGGCAGCGAAGGCGTCCCACTTGGCCTGTTGGTACTTGTTCGCCTCGCCTCGCCGCCAGAGCGCAATCTCGTCGCCGACTGCGAACATCTCGCGGAACAACTGGCCCGGCATCGACCCGGTCGCGAACGAGTAGATGGCGTCGTTCGACAGCATGTTCATGAACGAGGTTCCGAGCGACAGCGCGGTAAGCCCCTTCTTGAAGACGCTCTCGATGGGCGACGTGGTCTTGAGCATGGCGAGTTGGGCGTCAAGCGCCGACGCCATCGCGCGGTGAACCCAAATGCTCTCAGGTGCGTAGCCGATGGACTGCGACAAGTCGCCGCGCACGGTGGAAAGGAAGTCGGTCAGGTGAGCGAACTTGGGTTCCATCGCCCGCATGAGGCCGCCAGCGACCAGAGCGGCACCGCCAGCGGTCGCGACGAGCGGGGCGCCGATGATGGCGCCTCCCACCCCGGCAGCGGCGCCAGCGACCATCGCCGCGCCACCAATGCCCGACGCCCTCTTGGACCGCTCCATCCGGTTGCGACCGCTGACTGAGGCCCCGGTCGGGTCGATGAACTCCGACAGGCTCTTGAGCCACTCGGACACGCCAGCCCCGGTCAGGCGGGCGGCGACAGCTTCGTCGCCCCACGTCGAGATCCCGGTCTTCTGAACCGCCGCTTGAGCGAAGGCGTCGAGGACAGCGTTGTTCATGACGGTGCCGTCTGCGGTGATGGCTCCAGCTTCGATGAGGCGCTGGCGGATGAGTTCGACGTCGAACGGGACCATCGACGCAGAACGCCCTCCAGTGGCCCAGTCGATGAACGACGACCCGGCAATCGCCATCGTAGCGTTCTCGCCAACCACAAGCTGCTGAGCGAGCCCAGGAGGTATTTGGCGAGCAAGCTCTGCGGAAGCGTTGCCCTGCATCATGTGCGCCTGGATGTGGTCTGCCGCCCAGTTGCCGATCGACCGGGCTGTCTCGGCGATGACCTCGCGCCGCTCCTTGGACGGAAGCGAGTCGAGCCATTCGCTGATGTACGCGGTGAAGCGCACGCCGTTGACTTCTGGCTCCTTCCACAAGTCGGTCTTGATGGACGCTGCAACCATATCGCCGATCTTGGCGCTAATGGTGGACTGCAACTCCTTGCTGTCTCTGGCGACGCGCTTGATGAAGGCGCCGACCGCGCGCTTGTTGACCATGTGGACGACCGAGTCGCTAAACATCGACATGGCGAACAGGCGCTTGATCCCGTTCTTGTCCATCGGCGAACCGAACGGCGACAAGCTCTCCGACAGCAACGCGACCTGGTCGACCCACTCGTCGATCTGCCGCTCGTACCAGCGAAGCGGGATCTTGCGGGATGGCGCTTCAAGGCGCGCGACACCGAGGTTGTCCATGCCCTGAGCGACGCTCAAAGGGAACTCCTTGGCGTTCTTTGCGACGGCTGACTTGCGCTTCGCAGCGAGGCTTTCGGCCCTGCCGATTGCTTTGACCGCGTCCTCGACCATCCACGATCCCTCAAGCGTCGTGTTGATCATGCCCTCAACCGATGCGGCAATGGCCTCCTGCGCGGTGATACCTTCGTCCACCCGCTCGATGGCCGCCTCCATCGCTATGGCAGCCTTGCCCTGCCGTCTCGCGTCTCTGGTGGCGCGCTCGGTTTCACGGAGGCTCGCCTCCATCGCCTGGAGTTCCTTGATTCTCGGTTCAATCTGCTCGATCTCGGCGATGGCGTCGTCGCGCTCCTTCGCGGCACGCATCATGTCTTGGAGCGCGCCCTCCTTTTTCCCTTCCATCCATTCGCGCGAGCCGCGCTCTCTCTTGGCCGCCTTGATGGCCTCGGCGTGCTCGGCGCGGAGTGTCTGGAGTTCGTCGAGGATTGCCCTGCGGAACTGCGTCGGCGTGCCACCAAGGGCCTCGGTCACGCCGTCCATCTTCGCGAGTACGCTCTGGCGCTCCCGGTCGAGCAGCATGTATTCCATGACGCCCTCGTCGATCATTTCGAGGATGGCGTGGTGTCGGTTGACGATGGACCGCTCTCGCTGCGACAGGTCGATCCCGCGTGTCACCTTGTCGCGGATCTCGACCATCCTCTCGTTGCTCTCGCGGAACGCGCGCATGAGGCCCTTGGCGTTGGTGAAGCGCAGCGGTCGCTCCGTCATCGACTTAGATCGCTTGGACGCGAGGCCGCGATAGGTCGACTCGAACGAGCCCATGTTGTCGAAGTCGCGAAGCGTCTTCGCCATCGCCTGCTGCTGTCGGTACAGGCCGACCCAGGACTGGTACTCGTTGCTCCACTCGTAGTTGTCGAGGCTGTCCTTGAGTTGCTCGGCGCGCTCGAGCAACTCAGGCGACATCACATCGCGAACCTCGTTGAGCGTCTTCTCGTAGAGCTTCTGTGCCCGTGCGACCTTGTTGCTGTTGAGGAATCTGGCGTGCTGGTACTCGTCGAGCGCCTTGTTAAAGGCGGCGAGGGCTTGTGGGCGAGCCGGCGACGATGCCATCTCAGCGTCGAACGCTCGGCGCTTGTCACGGTACAGCCGAACCGCTTCAAGCGTGCCGTCTGGCAGGTCGAGCGCCGCGATCTTCGCTTCGAGCACGGCCCGCTTGGCGGTCAGGCGCTCCTTGCCCTTCGTTGCTTCGGCGAGGTCTTCCTGCCACCGAAGGACACGGCGCAAGGCGGTTTGCTCTTGGCCCTTGAGCGCCCACCGCATCGTGTTGGCGACCCGCTTTTCCTCCCGAGCGAGGATCGCGAGGCCGGCAGCACGGACGCGGGCATCCTCGTGCTCGGCAACGTAGTTGATCCACTTCTTCGTTCCAGCCGGGTCGTTGTGAATGCGACCGTCCCCCGTGGTGACGAACGGGACCACGAGCCGCGACGGCTCTGGAATCTCGGGTCCACCTTCTTGAAGCGCGGCACCCCGCTCGACCATGGTCGCGATGGCGCTCTTGAAGGCTGCCGCCGACGCGGCTCTGTGCCTTGGGGCTGCCACGAGGGTGGAAAGCGCGTCAGCCACGTCGGGGCTGTCGACGGCAAGCGGGTCGTTGAACACGCGGTCCATCGACGCATGCAACTCGCCGACCGTCATACCGCGCGACTTCGCCACCGCTGCCATCGCTTTGCGCGCGGCGGGGACCATCAGGGCGCCAGCGATGCCTGCGGAGGCGGGGGCGCCAAAGAGAAGCGCGGTAGGCTCAAGCACGAGGCTGCCGACGAATGCGTGGCGAAGCCCCTGGCCGACTTTCGTTGACCAGACCGGGGCATCGAAGTGCGTGGCGGCTCCCGAGGTCTTCGGAAGCGGCACCTTGGGGTTCATCTTGTCGACGGCGGTTGCGACCGATGCCGAACTTGCTCCCTCGCCCGCCAACGAGTCGACGGCCTTGCTCGGTCGCCGCCCGCGCTCCACGCTCCCCGCGCTCGCGGCTGGTGTCAGTTCGGGGTCGACGATGTTTGCGGTGTGCTCAAGAGCGGCAGCGACCTTGCTGTTCTTCGACGTCTTCGCCGCCGCGCGCATCGTAGAGCCGACGCTCTTTGCGAACGGGATCGCCTCGGCCATGAGCGCGAACGGGTCTGCAATCGCCGTTTCGACGGTCATGCTTGGGTCGAGCAGCGATGCGTAGTAGCCGACCGGGCCTTGAATCAGCCCCGACCCGACTTCACGCGCCCGCGCAGGGTCGCCTGCCGGGCCGATGCCGAACGGCGCGGTTGCAAGCGTTGCGATACCACCGAGCACGTTGCTCGCTGAACGCGAGAACCGCTCGCTCAGCGGCAGGTCGAGCATCTCCTTGTTGTACGCCTGCTGGTCGCCCTTGATGCGGCGACCTCCCTCTTGCAAGAACTCGCCGGCAGCGCGCAGCGGAGCAATGTCCGACTTCGCCGCCGCACCCGCGATTTCCTCGACCTGCATGCCCTCGGTGAGCGGCGCAACGACCGCGCTGGCCACGCTCGCTGCCCCGTAGGGGATGGCGTAGGCAGCGCCCTCGGCGGCGCCAGTGAGCGCCTCCTTGGCCCACTCAGCGCGCCCTGCGACGTAGTCGGACACGTCGCTCGTGAACCGCTTGTTGGGGTTCGGGGTCGCGACCTGCGGCTGGTTCTGCGCTTGGTACTCGGCGAGTTTCTGCAAGACGACCTGTGCGTCTGCGTTCATGACCGAGTCGTCGAACTGCAACGGGTCGTTCGACGGGCCGAGAGTTGACACGAGGTCTTCTCGGTACTTGTCGAGCAACCCGCGCTTGGCGTAGTCGTCAAGAAGCTGGCGATAGGTCTGCGGCATTACTTGCCCTTTGCCGCGTCTTGGTACGCCTTCCATGCAGCAGGCGACAGCCTCGCGACCATCGCCTTGAGCTGTGCCTCTGCGGTCTTGCGGGTCCGAGCGTCGGTGATGTTGTCGATCTCCGCGCGAATCGCCGGCATGGCTCGGGTTGCCTGGCTGCCGTCGATGGCCCCATCGCGTGTGACGAAGCTGCGCGTCATCCTTTGGATGGTCGCGAGGGACTGCTTGTCCCGCGCCGGGATCTTGTCGGCGTCGCCGCCCTTGGCCGGCAGCCCGAACATCGACCCGACGACGCGCTCGGTCGCCTTGATGGATGCGCTGTCGACCGCCTTCTTGCGAGCGACGGCGGAGCCCGCCATCGCCTTTGGAGCGACGCGCTTGCCTTCACCCATCGACCGCACGGCATCTTCGAGCGAAGTCGGCGCGTCTGCCACGTCGAGTCCGGCCTCCTTCGCTTCCTCGGCTGCGACGCCGAGCTGCCCGACGAACTCGACCTCATCCATGAACTGCTTGCGGACCTTGCCGGGAAGCGTCTGGTTGAGGGTCTTGGCGAGCGCGTAGGATCTGGCGGCATCCGCGAAGTTGCGCGACCGCATCGACTCGCGAAGCCGAATCAACACGCCCTGCATCTGCTGCTTGAGGGCGCCGTCGAGTTCCATCTTCTCGATCCTGGCGATGGACTCCTGCGAGCGGCGGTACAAGTCCTGCTCGGATAGCTTGAGCTTCTCGTCGGCAACGCGCTGCTTCTCCGTGTCGACCTTCTCGCGGTGTGCAATCTGGCGCTCGCGTTGTTCGAGTTGCTGCGCGCGGTGCCGCTCGATGGCCTCTGCTTGGCGCACGCGGAGCGACAGAGACGCCAAGCCTCGCGCATCTGCCGCGAGGTCGCCAATCGCCCGCTGGATGTGAGCGCCGGAAATGCGGTCAACGAACCCGGTCGGACGGACGTCGCGAAGCGGGCTGAACGACGCGCCTTTCAGAATCTTCGCCGCCGCGTCCGCATCGCCTGCCGCAAGCGCGGCGCCCATGGCAGCCTTGGCCTCCGCGAACGTCTCGAATCTCGGCAACTGCTCTGCCTGCTGAACCTGACGACCGTCAGCCGCGAGGGCGGGATTGACCTCGGCAAGCAGGTCAAGGGCGGCTCGCTGGGAGGCATTGTATTCCTCCGGCGTCGGCACCGGGGGCGCCGTCATTTGCTGTAGCGCAGGCTGCGCTGGCTGCATTGGCTGCGCTGGCGCAGGAGCCCCGTCAGCGGGCGCTGCGGCCTGTTGTGGCGCCTGCGTACCCTCTGCGGCTTTTCTGGCGTCCAGGGCTCGCTGTGCGCGAGCGCGGGCCATCTCGCCTTCCTCCGTGGTCGGCTGGATGCGAGCGATGGCGGCATCGACAGGCGCCATCGACGGGCGCTGAACCGGCTCGGGAATCCCCGTCAGTTGAACGGGCGACTGCGGGAGACCGGGCTGCGGTGGCGGCTGCATGCCTGTGTCAAGTTGGCCGACAGCGGCGCCCGCGCCCTGGAGTTCGGAAAGGAAGGCCGCAAGAGCAGCGTCCTTGCCTGTTGAGGCTTCTGGAGCGCGACGGCCAACTCGCTCCATCGGAGCAGCGCCCATGCGAGGCGGCGCGTCTGCGGGACCGCCAGGTTGAGCGCCGTCCGCGAAGGCTTCCATGACCTGATCGGTTTGAGCGTCAGCATACGGGTTGTCGCGGTTGCGCGCTGATGCTTCCGGCTGTTTGGTATTGGGGTTCTGTGTGTAGCCAAGCTGTGCAAGGAAGGGCTCCAGTTGCTTGACCAGACCAAGCGTCGCCGACACGTCGCCAAGGACGCCGCGGTAGGTGTTTTGGTCCTCAACCTTTGGTTGGCGGGGCTGCATAGGTACGCGTGAGGGCGTGATACCTGGCAGGTTGATGATTGCGCGAGCCGCCATTGTGTTGCCCCTACCTTGCGCTGCCGTGCTTCGCCTGCCATTGCTTGTTGCCCATCGCCATGATCGACGCTTGAACGTCTGGCGGGAACGTGGCCGCGTATGCCTTTAGGGCATCCATGAACCCCTTTGGGTCGTGCTCTGTCAGAAGGTATTTGTTGGCGATGCTTTCGACCTCGGACTCCATCGCCAGTTTGTTTGCGTCCTGCATCTTCCCCGCGTAGTCCTCACTGAGCATCTGCGAGTTGATCGCGTTCTGCGTCTCGGCGCCGGCGAGGCGGTAGTCCTGCATCAACTGCGCGTTCTGGAGTTGGCTCTGCGCGCTCTGGAAGGCGAGGTTGGACCGCTGGGCGGCGATGTCGCCCATGAACTGGCCGACTCCCGACGCCATCGCGGCGCTCTGTGCCGATGCTGCCGACGAGGACATGGCGTTCGACGCTCCACCTCGACCAGCGAGCATCCCCGCAGCGTCGCCGGCCTGCTGTCGGAGCGCGAACAGCCCTTGGTTCTGCTGCTGCTGCAACTGCGCCGGGGCGTTGGCGTAGAAGCCCTCGACAGCATCGACGCCGCCCTGGATACCGCCAAGGTCCGACGCCTTCGCGGCGATGTCGCGTAGGCCAGTCTCCCAGTTCTTGAGCGCCTCGGCCTGGCTCTTTCCCTTGTTGACACCGTATGCCATGGCGACCTCCAACCCTGCAAACCCTAAGACTACATCCGCCGATTGTCCAGAAGTCCTTGAGCGTGCTTTCTGCCGATGATGAAGACCCACGAGCCGCCCGTGCCCGAGTAGACCTCAAGCGGGTCACCTGCTGCGCCAGTCGGGGGAGGCGGTGTTGCGTCGAGCAACCCGCCTGGGTCATGGAACATCCACCGGACAACGAGGAACTGCTCGGCGCCACCCGTCTGCGGGGCGCCTCCGTCGATGTTGGTCCGTGTGAGCGTGCGGAGCCCGCCGCGCCCGACAAAAACCGGCTGCCCCTGGTCGATGGTCGTTCCGGCCTTGGTGACGAAGCCGTCGCGGCCCGCACCGACAATCGGAACCTGTAGCAACTGGTGCGTGAAGGCGTTGGCCGCTGTCGGCTCTTGGGACATGTCCTGCTCGCGGCGCACGCGAAGCTCGTCGATGACGAACCCGTTGCGCTGCGCGACCGTGAACGCGGCAAGGGCGACCTGCTCAATCGCCGGGTCGTCACCGCGAACCCCGGTGAACATGCCGACGCCGATCGACGTGTTGAGCGTTGGGCTTGTCGGGAGCCTTCCCTTCCCTGCCGGATTGCCCGTTCTGCCCTCGGGCAGCGCGATGCTGTTGGCGGCGAAGACGTGGTGGATGACGAACGGGGCGGTGATGGGTATCCACGCCTCGTCCGTCGTCGGGTCGGTGTGCGGCGCAGCGCCCACCCACGGCATCTTGCCGGAGTTGACGGCTGCGACGTAGCCGTCGTTGCCGACGTTGTGCCACATCGGGACGGCGATCACGTCGTAGGCCGCATCAGCCTTGTGCTGCTCGACTCCTGGGCGCGCGCCATCAGGGCGCAGGCTGCCGCGAAGGCGTCGAAGCAGTTGCACATCGAGGGTCTGCGCGTTGGTGTCGACGCCCTTGGAGCCCGAGGCAGCGATAAGCGAGCCAGTTGTCGCCGGGTCGATGGTCACGGTGCCAGCCTGGTAGCCCATATCGGGCGCATTCTGGAGGTCAAGAGCATCGTCGCGCTGGCCGAGCGGGGCGAGGAACTTGAGCGAGACGCAGAACGACGGCAAGCAAAGGAACCGCTTGTTGGTGAATGAGCCATTCGCGTCGGGAGCGAGCCCCGGCGCTTCGATGTGCATCAGGAAGGACTTGTAGGGGTCAACCTGCTTGCTCAAGCCACGCCAGACAGCGGGGTTTGCCCGCGAGATGGTCGACAAGAGTTGCGACGCCAAAATCTCGCCCGAGAAGATTTCCTGTTCGGGGTCGTACTTGGTGTTGCCGAACGCGCGCATACGCTTCTGCTGGAGCGTGATCTTGAGGTCGAGGTAGGCAGCCGACTCGTAGGTCACGGTGCCAAAGTTGCCGAGGAAGGGAGTCTCTACCAGCGACGCGCCGAGGCCGCCCTGGTCAAAGCTCAGCGACACCTCGTCGAGCACGAGGGCCTTGAAGGCGTCGGGCACCGCGCCGTCCTTGCTGAACACGTCGGCAAGGGGAGGCAGCACGAACGGCGTCGCGATGTGCCGCACGCGCAGTTCGTCGTCGGTCTTCTGCGCGCCGCTGTGCTCGTACAGGTCGAGCCCGCTGATCTTGGGGAACCAGAGGTTCACGCGCACGGGAACGCGGTCGTTCTCGACGTTGTCGGCGTCGATGGTGACGTTGGTCAGCGCCGTCCCGATGCTCGACATGAGATCGAAGACGTGCTCGACAGCGAGCTTGACGCCGCGCGCAAGGAAGGGCCGGTCGAACTTCGCCATCTATCGCTCCGTCGACTCAAGCACCGTCAGGCACAGGCTGTAAAACTGGCGCCAAACCGTCTCGTCCGCCCACGGGGTAGCGTAGACGCCCGCGTACTCGGGGAGTACGACGGTGAAGTAGACCCTCGACTTGCTCGGGATGACAACCTCGTGAAACTCGAAGTCAATCATGATCCCCTGTGGGTAGTCGTTCGCCGATGGCAGCATCGAGCCGACGATGGCGGTCGCCGGGATTGGTGAGACGTTCTGCGCGGACGCGAGGAAGTCGCGCCGGCAGAGTTCAAGGGCGTCCTGCGATGCGTTCTCGGTGAGGAACGGGTTGGCGACGTGGACGAGTACCTGAATGTCCTTGCACGGGTCGCCCTTCTCGTTGCCCGGTGGCGGGACGTCCTCGCCGCCATTGGGGAACGTGAAGGTGTTGGGGAACTCGTCGTCGGTCTGGAGGAACGCTGTTGCGCGCTGGATGATGACGGGGCGCTCAAACCAGAGCGACGTCGTCCATGCGTACTGGTAGCCGGCGAGGGTGCTGCTGTCGAGGTTCAGTCCTTCAACGTCGATGCCCTTGTGGCGCCACCGCTGCGCCGGGGTCGGCAGCGTCTCGGTGATGGACTGGAACTTCGACGCATCGGTGATAACCCACGGCGGATAGTTCTGGAACCCGAGGTTCGCTTCGCATCCCCTGTAGTGCGTGACGTACTTCGTCTCGAACCAGCGAGCCTCGACGTCGTCGTGACGCAGCGCGTTGAACCGCTCGCGCAGATCGGCAAGCGCGTTGGCGAGCCGATTGCCGTCGATGGTGGCGGCGTTCTGGAACTGCTCCCTGGTGAACCGCCGCAGCATCAGGTCGTCTCCGCAATGGTCGTGACGCTCGTGTGCGTCTTCCCGGTCAGGTTTGAGCAGCCGATGATGTAGACGTTGCCGACCACGCCAGCGTTCACCACCACATTGAGCGCGGCTGTCGTCAATGGCTCAAACACGCAGCCAATGAAGTGAGCCTTGCCGGTCGCGTCGATGTCAACGAACTTGCCGGGAAGCCTGCCGGTGTGGAGAAACCGGCAGTTGACGAAGACCGCCGTCGCCCCGGCAGCGACAGAGATGAGCCGGGCTGAGTTGTTGGTGTCGGGGAAGGCGGCGAAGACGATCCCCTCGAACTGGACAAAGCCCGACGACACCTTGACCGGGCCTTCGACCTGCGCGCCCGGCACCCCGCTGACGCGCCATTGGACGCCTTCGATCTCAAAGCCCGAGTGCTTGCCAGCGAGAAGCAAGACCTCGGCCCGGTCGTCGTTGGTCCCGATGGCACCACCGGGCTGAACAACCACGCTGCCGAGGCGGTCGATGCTCGTCTCAACAGCGGTCTGCGCCTGCCATGCCTCGGCGCCTGCGCGGTCTGCCCCCTCGGGAAGCGGCGTCTTAAGCGGGAATCTCGGCGCTCCACGGCTCATCGCCCCCACCTCCGCGTCTTGCCAACGGGACGGATGGCGACGTCCATGCCGTCAACGATAACCTTCTGCGCGCGCCCGCGAACGTGCCCGAAGACCATGGTGGCGAAAGTCTGCCCGCGCGCCGACAGCGAGATTGCCCGCGTGTCGACCTGCTCGTCGTCGATGAGGAAGTTGCCGTCTGCCGGCGTTCCGAGCGAGGACCACGTCGCGACGTTGTTGAACGTCCGCAGGTTCACGGCAGCGGCAATGCCGAGCATTCGGGAGCGCAGCGACACCTTCTCTGCGACGCCGAGGCCGAGGGCCAGGTCGGCGAGTTGCGTCGTCCACTCACGCATGTCGGTCTGGAAGGTGGCGTTGACGAGGCCGTGGACGAACCCTGCTGCCACGTCGACGGGCTCGCCGTTCGACAGCATCCGAAGGAACAGGCCGCGAATGCGCCCCTGCCCACGGTCGGGAAGTTCGAGCCGGTTGCTCTTGATGGCCCAATCAACCGCCTGCGTGCCGTCGTCGTTCTCGACCGTTGGAAGCGAGCCTACCCACCCGAACACCGACATGTCGTATTGCTGGGCGGCATCATCGGTCATGGTCGCGCTAACGATGGATGTGGCAAGCGAGGCTGCCGTGCCGACGTCGCCGACCTTCTCGAAGGGGAGCCACAAGTAAGGCTCCAGGCTTCCCGGCGCCGTGTTCAAGTACGGGTGATGCCCCCAGGTCGCGGCAGCGGTTGCGCCAACGGCGTTGATGCGGACCTGGTTGGCGCCGTAGACGCGGACCTCGTTGCTGCCCGCGTTGACGACCGTGTACCCGAAGGCGTCGCGAGCGGCCAAACGCTGCGCCGGGAAGTCGACGTCCACGTCTTGGTTCGGAACGTCGTGATAAACCGGCGACCAGACGGCATCATCGAAGTTGAAGTGCAGCCGGGTGATGGACGGCTTCTCGACCTCGGCGTTGATGTAGACCGGGAACAGCCATGTGTCGCGCGTTGCCGTGGTCTTCCCGAGGTCAGACCCGGCAGGAACGAGCGTCGGCTGCCCGATGACAAAGTAGCCCTTGTCGGTCCCGGTCTTGAGCTTGCTGAAGTAGGCGAGGCCATACCGAGCGTCAGAGCCGGTCCCGTTGTTGCGGTCGAGCGCGCCGCCGACACCCCACTCGCTGATGACAAACGAGGTTGAGGTCGTCGAGTTCGACGCTTGGTCCCTCAACGCGACGCTGTGGGGTCCAGAGACGAGGAAGACCGAGTCGTCGACAGCGGCGAAGTAGGGTGACGGCAGGTTCTTGACCGACCGCGCGCCCTCGACGCAGAACGTCTCCGTTGTCCAAACCGACCACGTCTTGCCTTCCGAGAGGCACATCGCTGCATTCTGGTCAGGCATACCGACAAGAAGCACGTCGAGGAACGGGTCATAGGTCATGTGGACCGTCGAGTCGGCTGGCCATCGCACGAAGGACTCGATGTCCGTGGTGATGTTGGCTGGCGTTCCGGCGAGCGAGTAGTAGGTCGACAGCGGCATACTGACGCCGCCGTCGAACAGCGGCGTGATCGGCTCGGACGCCTCTTGAATGCTCATCCCACCGCCGAAGGCATAGACGCCGTGTTCGTCGGCCCAAAACAACTGCTCCATCCTCCGCGCCTTGGCGAGTGGGCCGAGGCAGCCGATGGAATCCGAAAGGCGTCGAGCGTCGCCGCCGCCAGCGGTCTGCCCAGCGACGGGGCGGTAGGCCCACGTCTCGTTGGCAGTGAAGGCGATGACAACGCCTGCTGTCTCGGCCACGGCGACAAGCGGCTCTTGGGTTGGAAGCTCAACCACGTTCGCGGCATCAATGCTCGCTGGGCGCCCAACGTCCGAGAAGTAGAGGAAGCGGTCGTAGGCGTAGACGATGCGCCCGCCCCAGGTGCAGGCGTCCACCGCGCGCGGGAACTCGCCTTTGCCGAGGTACGAGCGACCGAAGGCACCGGATGGCTGCGGAGCAAGCTCAAAGATGCGGCAGGATTCGCCGCGCCAGTCGTTCGGCAAGACCATACCAACGCCGATGCGCTGGTTAGTCGTGTGCGCCATCTGGTCGCGGAAGTCGGCTGGAACGTAGCACCACACCCCGATGTTCGGGTGCCCGAAGAACAGCACGCCGAAGGCATGGCAAAAGAAGACGTGCTTCTCGTCGTTCGCGCCGACCCACCGCGTCTGCCCTTGGTAGTGGGCGCGCCAGAACGGCATCGGTTGCGACGAGTCGCCCCGGTCGGCGGTGTGTGAGTAAAGCACCTCCTCCCACCGGGTGTTCGTGGTCTTGTCGTAGACCTCGACGGCGAACAACTTGGTCCTGCCGTCCTGCGTGAACAACTCCGTTCGGGCGGGCGGCTCGGACGTCTCGAGCATCGGCGCTTCGCAGACCCACACCGACACGACCTGCGTGTGCCCAAAGTCGGTGATGATGCCGGTGGCACCGATCTGCCGAACAAATGCGAGGCCGCTAGTTGCCGGCTGCGTGTTGGTCGCCGTAAACGACCCGATCTGCCCGAACCCAGGGCGCACCTGGTGTCCGTTGCGACGGACGAAGGTGTTCTGGAGGAACGCCCCGCGGTCGATGCTGTCGGCACCCCCGGTGGAGGGCAGCACGTCGGTCATTTGGCTGATGTTTGCCATTCAGACCCCGTACACGTCGAGCGGCACGTTCGCGCCGTCCTGCATCCACCCGTTGACCATGAAGGCGCGCAACTTGTCGATGCGGTTGGCGACAACCACGTCGTTGACCTGGTGCTGCATCCCGTCGCGGACCTGGTAGTAGTCCCTGATGGCGATCATGGCAATGATATCATGGAACTTGTTGAGGTCGTCGACGTACTCGTTATCGCCCGACGCCTCTTTGGTCCAGTCGACGTTTTGCTCGGGGATGTACCAGAGCCGCATGTCCGTCGAGAAGACGCGGTCGAACACGATCGAGCGGTTGATGATCTGGTAGACGCCATCGGACGGGAAGGTGATGGCCTCAACCGGACGCACGCTGTGAAGGTGTCCCGAGCGAGACAGCAAGCGCACCACATCGCCGTTGTCGTCGAGCGTCGCGATGCGGAGCGGTCGTTCCATGCGGACGCCAGCGGCGGCAGACGGCCCGAGAAGCACGGTCGCACCAGAGCCGATGGGGTAGATCGACGCATTGGTGACGGTGAAGTCGACGCTGATGGCGTAGTAGAACGGATCGACAGCAGCGACCTCCGAGCGGAAGACCTCGTAGGCGTTCTGGAGCGCAAGTTGTCGCTGCGCTGGCGTGATGAAGGACGTGTCGCTCTCGTCGGCGAACTGCTGAAAGAGGCTGCTGATCTGGTCGACGAACATCTGGCCTCCTACGGCGCGCCCTGCACCCGGTTGGACATCGACCCGCTCTTGTCCTGCATGTTGGACTTGTCGCTCTGAACAGGCTTGGCGCCACTTGCGCCGTCCTGCCTGCGCTGGTCAGGCGCCGCAGGCGCACCAGCGACCGGGCCGGCTCGGTTGCCGGGCTGTGAGCCGGTCGGGGCGGGGCCTTGAAGACCGGCCTGCATCTGCGCGATCTGCATGTGAGCCGTCCGGTAGACCTCGAAGACGTTGTTGCGGATTTGCAGCGCGTCGATGGCGTTCTGGTCCCCGAGCGTCGCGCGCTGGTAGAGTTCGGCGGTGCCTTCCTCGTACAGCGGCGAGGTAATGTATTCGCGGAACACGGCCACGATGGCCTCGATGGTCGTTGGGTCTTCGACCCACTCGACCTCGTAGCCGCTGATGACCTGGCCGAGCAGCCGCTTGGCCGTCGACAGCGCCTTCATGCGGTCAAGCTCCGCTCGTCGGTCGATCTTCATGCTCAGGTTTCGCAGGAGAACGTCAGGCGGAAGGGCTCCGAGTTGTGCGAGTTGCATGAGCATGTTGTCGCGACCCTCTTGGTCTGCGACAAACAGTGTTCCCGCCTCGATGTAGACGTCGGGCTTGTCGATGAGGTCGGCCTTACGGACGATGCGGATCACGTCTCCACCGAAGGTTGGGTCGAACAGCGAAACGCTCCGTTTGTCGACGCCGTACTCCTTCCACAGCGCGACGGCGGTCTTCGCTGCCGCGCAGAGCGCCTTCTCGACCTCCTCGCGGCACATGGTGAGTTGCTGAATGTCCTGGTTGATGAGGGTCTGCATCGACACGGCTGCCGAGATTCCCGGCGACCGCTTGCCCATGGTCATGCCGTGCATGCCGGCGACGTCTTCCATCTCGCCCATGAGCCGGGCTTGGATATCGAACAGGTGCGCCGGCATCGGCGGGGCCGGAACGCGCTCGGGCTTGCCGCCGAGGGCGTTGTAGACGATGGGCTGCCCTGCCCGGTTCGACAGGTCGCCGGTGTTGACGTTGGCCTGCATCGGGATGAGCCACATCGGGTTGCTCATCAAGCGAGCGCCGTCGAGCAGGATCGAGCGGAAGATGTTGTATTCGACCTGCTGGTAGAGCAGCGGCCAAAGCTGCGAGACGCCATACAGCCTCGCCGGCATGACGGTGAAGCGCATCAAGGCGATCGGCGTCGCCCCCTCTGGATACTCGCTCTGCTCAATCCACCCGCTGTCCTTCTCGACACCAGGGCAGAAGACGCCACAGCGCCCGTCTCGGAAATAGACGTACCACAGCTCGATACGCCTGCCATCGAAGGAGTATTCGACGGTGTCGCTTCCGTTCGTGTTCGTTCCAGACGCCTCCGTCTCGAACGCCTTGGCAAACTTGGGCCATAGCGATGCAGCCTCCGACCGTGTCACCACGCGCCTGCATGCGGACCACTCTGCGTCCTCGGGGCGGATGGCCTCGGCTTCAAAGAGGATGTCGTAGGCGTTGACCATCTCGGTGACGGCGCAGCCGTCCTTGACGTAGGTGTGCAGCGCGGCGTTGCCGCACGCCGACAGCCAGCGCGCGCACTCGTTGAGCGTCTCGCTGATCTTGTTGCGGGAATGCCACTCCTGCACGCAGTACGACACGGCGAGTTGTCGAAGCTCGTCGTCGTAGGCCGGACTGCGCGACACCACGTTGAGGTTCGGCATCTGCGTCTTGAGCGCGGCGCAGGTCGACTTGTAGATGGGGAGCAGCCGGTTGACGATCTGCCGGAACGACTCGCTGCCGAGCCGGGCCTTCATGTCGTCGAGCCACCGCTCTCGGGTGTTGCCCTGCTGCCCGTCGAGGAATGCGAGGGACGTGTCCCACTTGCGGACCTCGTTCGCTCGCCAACGTCGGGCGCGAACGATCTCACCGGCGAACTCCGACGAGAGCGCGCCCTTCTCGGCGAGCCCGTACTCGGTCGGGAGGTCGTTGTCGACGTCGTTCGGTGAGAGGGTCTTGACCTTCATTTGCCGCCCTCGAACATGGCTTTCTCAGCGAAGTTGCCTGCCGTGCCGCCGATTGCTGAACCGATTTTCGTACCCGCAGGGCCGAAGTAGGTGCCGGCGACGCCGCCAACAACACCGCCAATCGCCGACCCGATGCCGGTCGTCCGGTAGGCACGCCTCGCAGCGAGAGCGCGGAGCGCGTCCTCGCGCTGCTCGTCGTTGTTGTTCCCGATCGGTGCGAGGTCGTAGATGCGCTGAACCTGGGGAACCTCGAAGCCGAGCTGCTCTCTCGCTCGCCCGTAGTCGAACATTACGCCTCCGGCGGGCCTCCAGGCGCGCGGTCGTCGAGCGGGGCGCGCATCGGGGCCATGAAGTCCTCGACGGTCACGCCGCGAGTTCCAGCACCATACCCGACCGCAGCCTCGATTTCACTCGGGTCTGCGTTGCGGACGGCAACGCGCGTCCTGAACCTGCCGAGCGCCTGGGCGAGCGACAGCGACGACTCGCTCACAAGGAGCAGCGCCGCCTCTGGAAGTTCAGCGAGCGCGCGCCGCCACGGCATTACTCACCGTCCTTGTCGTCTGACTCGTCGGCGCTCGCGCTCTTGGCCTCGCGACGCTCGTGCGCCTGCAAGTCGCCAGCGCGGTAGTCCGACTCAGCACAGAGGTAGGACAACAGCTCAGCCCGCGTCATCGAGTTGGCCTTGTCGGCGATGTCGGTCGCGGCAGCCAGTTCGACGAGTTGATACCGCTTCATCTTCCAGATCGCCGTGCGGGACGGGAAGGTCATGATCGGACGCAGCGACGGGGGAAGCTCGACCTTCGCGGAGAAGGACTGCGCCATCTCCGAGATGCTGTCCCGAAGCGCCTGGACGGTCGCTTCGAGGCTGGCGATGCGCTCGCTCTCAGGCTTGCTCTTGTCTGCCTGCCCGAGCCAGTCCTCGTCGGTGTGGACGTTGCCGGTGACGCCGATGCGGTTGAGTTCCTGGGCGAGCGACGAGTTAAAGGTGTTGAAGGTGACGACGTTGCGGTCGGTCATTGCCTTGTTGACCACATGCCCGCCACGGATCTCGATGACGGTGCGACCCGCCCGGTGCTTCGGCACGTTCTCACGCAGGGGCGCGAGACGCGGGTCGGTGTGGATCTGCGACCCGGTGTAGACGCCATCCTCGACGGGGTAGAACTGCGACATGGTCACCTCCTCATGTTGGTAGCGCGGGGTGGATTTGAACCACCGGCCTCTTGGGTATGAACCAAGCGAGCTGCCTGACTGCTCCACCGCGCTATCTGCCCCGTGTCGCCGGGGCCACGCGGACCTCTTAGGTCAGGCGACGGAGCTTCGTGTAGGCGACGCCAGCGGCCGACTGCGTGCCACCCGCGACGACCGACCAGCGCAGCACATCGCCGTTGGCGAACGAGTTGTTCGCCTTGCTGGCGGCCGGGATGCCGGGCAGCGGGTTGATGGCGCCGTCCTGCGCGAGCCCGGTGATGGTCGCGCCGACGACCGCCGCACCCTTCTTGAGGATGTAGGTGTTGTCCGTGGCGGCGTTGCCCACGTCCTGCTCGACCCACGCGTTGGTGACGGCCCACGTCGTGCCAGCCGGCAGGGCGAGGGTGATGTCCTCGTCGCCGGTCGCGTTTGCGATCGCGGTCGCGATCAGGACCTCGACCTGCGGCGCGGTGGCGTCGTTGGCGAGCGCCGCGACCTTGGCGCCGGTGACGCTGCCGGTCGCGAGCTTGCCGGCGACGATACCCGCGTCGTCGGCCAACTTGCCCGTGGGGATGGCCAGGTCCTCGATGCCGTTCGAACCGAAGTCCGAATCGATCTTCTGGATCACCTGGAGGTTCTTGGTCCCGTCCGTGTCCTCTTTCCAGACATGGATGAACTCGTCGTTCGCAGCCATGTTGTTCTCCTTGTCGTCGCCTCAGCGACCGTTGTTCAGTCAGAGGGCGGCGGCCAGCCCTTGCTGACCGCCGCCCCCGAGCGACTAGACGCGGGAGATCCCGCAGATGAGGCCGTTGCCGCAGTTCGGCGCCTGCGCGACGAGCTGGAAGATGCCGTAGAGCGTCGCGATGGCCGACGCGGTGCCGGCCGGGTCGTCACGCCAGAACGGGCCATCGGGCTGGCCGTCGTAGCGACGCCAGTCGATCATGACGCCGCCGCTGTCCATCGGGACGAGGATGGTCCAGTCCTCGAGCCGCGTCCACAGGAGCAGGCCGTCGGGCATGTTCTTGCAGGTGCGGAACATCTCGCCGGCGATCTCCAGCGAGTTGGGCACCATGTCGACGGTGCTCTTGCTCTGGAGGTCGCGCCGGGCGGTGACGGTCGACGAGATCGAGGTGACGCCATCGACGTAGGCCGCCCGCACGAACGGGTTGCACCACACCGAGGTCGGGAGTTCGCCGCCCTGGACCTGGACCTGCGCGAGGAACTTCGCCACCCGCGAGGGCGAGAAGCCCGTGCGGGCGTGCGCGCCGCTGTTCGCCATCGTCACGCCGATCGCGCGGGTGAAGGGGCGGTCAGCCGAGGAGCGGTCCTTCCCGCCCCAGTCCTGCGCGAACAGTTGGGTGAACGCGCCGGTCATCTCCTTGACGGCGGTGCCGGTCCAGAAGGCGACCGTGCCGGTGCCCGCGATCGGGACGGACGGGGCCAACTCCACCGCGAGGGCGAAGCCGGGGGCGATGACGCCAGCGGTGAGCCAGTCGGCCGTCGAGCCGCCGCCCGCGAGGTTGTCGACGAGCGCCAACTCCAGGGTGCCGTTGGCGATGTCGAAGCCCGAGACGTACAGCGCGACGAGGCCGGCGCCGCCGATGGTGATGCCGTGACCGTCCGCGATGTAGGCGTAGTCGTCGAGGCAGACGAGGTTGATGGGGACGTAGGTCGACACGTCCGCGTGCACGCAGTTCAGGAACGGCGTGAAGTCACCGTCGTACTCGAGCGTGTTGAAGATGCCGTTGGCGCCGCCGCCACCGGCAGCCGTGACCGCAGGAGCGCCGCCGCCAGCGAAGTTGACCCAGGTCGTGGTGTCGACGCGCTCGTTGATGAAGCCGCGCACCTTGTTGCCGAAGATGCTGTCCTTGTCGAGCTTCTCGCGGTTCTCGTCGAGCGCGATCTTGAGACGGCGGGCGATCGAGAGCTTGAGGCTCTTGTTGCCCTTGTCCATCGAGAGCGACTTCCACGAGACACCGAGTCGGTCGTTGTATTCGACCACGTCGAACTCGACCGTCTCGCCGTCGATCTTGCGGATGGGCGCGAGCGCGCCGCCCTCGGCGGTGATGTATTCGCCCGTCCCGAACCGCTTGGCGACGTAGGGGATGGTGAACTTCTCGCCGTTGAGCGTGGTGGACGCGGCCTGGCGCTCGACGCCTTCGAGGAACTCGAAGCCGTAGTTCACCATGTCGCGGAACTTGTCGTACTGCTTCTCAAGCAAGTTGTTGAGGACGTCTGCGCCTCGGGTCATCTGTGCCATGATTGGCTCCTTGTCGCGAGCAGTGCTTCTACTCGCTCATGATGTCGTCAAAAACCGACTTGGCGAGCGAGCGAATGTCGACCTTGCGCCGACCCTCCCACTTCGCCTTCTTCTTCTCGGGCTCTGCGCGACCGACAGCGGCTTTGCCAGCGACGGTGATCGGCTTGCGGGCCGGCTTGGCAGGATCGCCCGTGGGCGCACCCGTCTTTCCGGCTGCCGCAGCCAAGTCGGCCTCCCATTGGGTGCCAACGTCATCGACGTCGCGCCCTCTGGCGATGGCCCCTGCGATGACCCACTCGGGCAGCGAAGGGTACTTGGCTCGCGTCTCGCTCACGATCGCGTCGTACTGCCTCTTGGCCTCGCGCTGCTCCAGAAGCTCAAGTCGAGCCTCGGAGGACGACTTCTGGTCGCCCATGTCGTCGTCATCACCATCGTCGTCGTAGGGATTGCGCTCCGCTTTCGCGTTGCCGCCCTTCGAGAGCCTCTGTGCGGCGCGAAGTTGCTGGGCCAAAGCCTCAGCATCACGCTCCGCCTTCTCGGCCCTCTCCTCGGCCTCCCTGCGCTTCTTGGCGATGACGCTCAACCGCTTGCGCGCCCATTCTGGACCGGATTTCTCCAGATCCTCGGCAGCCTTGTCGGCGTCTTCTGGCTCGGGGTCGCTTTCCGCCTCGCGGGCGGCGCCTTCCTCGGCCTCCTGACCTTCATCGGGGGCTTGTTCGGCGTCCTGGTCGTCGTCGTCGTCGATCCACTCGTTCACGGCGTCGTTGAACGCCTCCGTTCCACCCTTGCTCATACACCTCTCCATCGCCCGGCCCGGCGTCGGTCCTGACTTTCGGCGTCAGACGGCCTGGGTAGACGTTTGTCTACCTGCTTGACGTTTGTCAAGTGGATATTTGACAACCTACCCCAAGATTCCGAAGTCATCCTTCGGGTTCCACGCCCACCTGTCAGCCCGCTCGGTCCTGACGACCCCGAGAGAGCGGTAGGCAGCAGCGTTCTGGCGTTCTTCCTCGGTGTCGTCGTCAAACTCCTGCCCAGGGTCGAACGTCTTGTGGTTCCGAATCTCCCACAAGGCGATCTCATCGGGCGTCCTCGGCCTCGACGTGAACTGGCCTCGATGCTGGGACAGGAATTCGGGTTCCAGACCGAGCGCCATCAGCGCGAAGGAGAACAACAGGTCGTCGTGGTCCCCGCTGCCGGCTTCTTCCTTGAACCCCTTGTCGGGGTTGTAGCGAAAACCGTTGATTTCCCGCTGCAATCGAGGGCACCAAGGGAAGACGTTGGGCTTTGGACCCCCAAAGTGCATCTTCATCTTGCCGATCAGCGTCGGGCGCGTGTTGACGTTGGTCGAGAAACCGAGCTTGTCGCCGACGCGGACCCCGTAGCGGTCGGTCAGCACCTCTCGCCAGATGTAGGGGTACTCAAGTTCGGCGCACCGCATCAGGAACGCGAGTCCGTAGGTGTTGCGCTCGCCCAAGATCATCGCCCCGTACCGCTTGGCGATGACGAGAGCCTGCTCGGCAGCCTCGTTGGTGTCGCAGCGGAAGTACCCGGTCCCGCAAAGCTCCGGCTTTCGAGCGTCACCGCACCCCAAGACCATCGCGGTGTAGTCGCCGGCCTCTGCGCCAGAGGCACAGTCGACCCCAAGGACGTACTTCTCGCCTGGCTTTGGCCGCTCATGCTCCTTGTTGGGGTTGGTGAGCCAGCCAGTCGACGGTCTTCCGACCGGAAACGACACCTGGAAGACGCGACCCTCTGACACAGAGAAGGCAAGACCCGGTGTCGCCGGAAACTCGCGGTGAAAACCAATCCAGTCCCACTTCTTCTCACCGAGCTTGAGGAACGCCCACATCGCCTGACCGGGCGCCAGCTCGTACTCGCCGATGTACCCCTCGAACTGGCGCCGGTTGTCGGTGTTTTTAAGCCCGGCAACAGCCTCCTCGACGTCCCTTGTGGTCGCTCCTTCGATGCTGTAGAGCGGATGGAGCATCCACGAGAAGAATATCTTGGTCCACGGGGTGTCCTCGTCGTACCAGAGCTGGTGCGTAAGCCCGAGCCCCATCGCCGTCGTCTCGATGACCGCCTTGCCGCCGCTGAACATGGCGTCGAGAGCCGAGTTCATCACCCGTTCGGGCTTGTCATACGACGCGAACTCCGAGAAATGACACAGGTCGATGTCGCCACCACGCCACGGTTCACTGTTTGGCGTGCCGATACGCACCGAACCACCCCCGTCGAACCGGATACCGTCGTCTAGGGTGTTCTGGACGACCCGGTACTCCATGATGTCGAACGCAGGAGGCATCGCGTTGAGCGGACGACGGACCTTGGTGTGGTAGACCTCGGCGAGAGCGCCGGGTTCGTGGACCACCAAGGCCACCTTCTTCCCATGGAACTTCGCCATCCACACCCCGAGGGCGCAGATGTCGGTCGAGATCCCGAGCTTTCTGGACTTGACGATGAGGGTCCGACCCGTCTCGAACAGCGACTTGTTGACCGTCCTCTGCTCGGGACTGAGCTTGAGGTTGCACCGCCCTCCGTCCCGGTTGTCGATCTGCCACCAGTTCTCGGTGAAGTATTCAAACCCCTGCCGACACCGGTCAATCTCGGCGAGGACAAGCTCGGCAGAGCGCCTGTCAGACAGCGTTGACATCAGACCCCATCGCCTTGACCAGCGCGTCTCGGCGAGCCTCAGCACGCCGCTTGTGCAGACCAGAACCAGCCGCCTCGATGAGCAACCGCTCCTTCTTCGGAAGCCTCATGTGGCGAGCGTGACCCTCGAGGTAGATGATCTGGTCGGACTTGACCACCGCATTTGTCAATGATTCCACGAACCGACCCGCGATTTCGGCGGCCTGCTCCGATTGCTCGTCGATCTCCCGAGCGTCCCACGCCTGCTGCAAGACCTCCTCGACGCCACGCCACAACCTGGTGAACTTCCGAAGACGGTTGTACCCCTTGAGCAGCTTCTTGGCGTTGGCAGCCTCCGAGGCGGAACAGAACCCGTCCACCTTCTTCCACAGCATCCCGGCGAGGGTTCCCATGGGGCGGATGACACGGACCTCCTTGTCCGCGTCCGCCTCGGCCACCATGCGCGCACGGAGGGCCACAGCACGGACCTGCTCCATGGTGTCGACCGCGTCCTTGTGCAGAACCATCATCGCAGCACACAGACTCTCTGCGACGACCTCGTCGGGAAGCTCCCAGGGCTCGTCCTGCAATCCACCGAACTCACCGTCGTCGACCTGTTCACCAGACAGGATCTTCATCAAGAGCGCGGAGCGCTGCTTCTCTCGCGTCGTCGGGGTCGTTGGGTCCGTCGTCTCCACCATCGTCTCGGACTCGCTTGACCCTTCCGACTGCTGCTCGTTGTAGTTCACCCCTTCCATCTTCCCTCACCCCCTTGGACACGATGGCCGCGTCAATCACCCTCAACTCGTTGTCCTCGGTCAACTGCCGGGACTTCTGCGCGAGCTTCTTCTCCCGAATGGCAGCCGCCGCAATCTCCAGAACCGTCTCGGTCGTCGTCTTCTCGTTGAGCGACCCGTCCACCCGAGCAATGTCCAGAGCCACCGTCGCCGCCATCTTGATCGACTTGGCGTCCTGCGTCTTCGCTCCGATGGACATCAACCCGTTGAAGCACATCTCCAACCGGGCCACGGCCAGGGCCTTTCTCTCGTCTCGACTCTGACTGTTCAGAACGTCAGCACGACGCCTCCGAGCCCTCGCCATCTCGCGACGAGCCTTCTCAATCTGCTGCGAAAACGTCCCCTCAAACCCAGCCCCACGCCGCTTGAGCAACGTCTGCAACTCAACGGGACTCATCCCCAGGGCATCGGCCCAATCGAGGAACTGGTCCCCGTCCTTCTCGATCTCTTTGATCTCGTCCTCGGTCATCTCCGACCCAAGACCAAGACCAATCCGGGCGTCGAACACGTCCGAACTACGAGCGAGGACCGCGTTGGTCAGACTGTCACCACGCTTGCTCACAGGGACACCTCCACCATCAAGGTTCGGAGGGACCAAGGCTCCTGTCAAGAAGCACCGAGAACAAGCCTAGAATCAAAGGGTTGCAAAAAACCTCAATGATTCCGACCCCATACGAGGCATGGATGCTTCGCATCGTCCACGCTTGCGTGGCATGCCTCGTATCATAACCAGAACCCAAGGTCAACCCCGTTTCTTGCGCGCGTTTTCGGTCTTCGTGTTTCTGGTTCCGGTCAACACCCCAAGCCACCCGAAGGCTCTGGGGTGGGGCGTAAGTCGTGGATTTGAGATTTTTTTGTGGCGGGGGTGGGGTCATACTAATACACACCGCCGGAGGCGCGCCTGCGGCAACCCCCCAGGGTCCAATGTCGTTGTTCGCCGACTTTTTTTCCGGCTCGTGGTCCGGCCGCTCCGTCACGCGCGCCGCCCTGGTCCGCTCCGGGCCGAGCCGCGCCATTGCCCCCACGCTTCGCCCCTCGCCCGGCGCCGATGCCTGCGGTGGGGGTCGCGTTTCGCAGGCGCCTTAGCCTCGACGCCTTTGTGGTCGTCGAGGCCGGCGCCGCTGTCGGGGTCGTCGGGGGCCACGGGTCACCGGCGCCGCTGCCGCCGCTGTCGCCGCTGCCGCCCTGGCGTCGTCGGGGCCACCGGGGCCGGCAAGGCCTTGGCGCCGTTGTCGCCGTCGTCGGGGCTGCCATCGTCGGCGGCGCCGCTTGTGCCTGCCTGCGCCGTCTGCGCTGGCGCCGGGGCCGGTGCGCCATCCTCGCGCGCGCGCGTATATATAGGGTCACCAGTCGGGGCGGCCCGGCTTGCGCGGGCGCTGGTGGCGGGGCGATTTGGGGGCGGCTGACCCCTCCCCGCTTCCCACCCTACCCGCCATTGACATCTCCGGCCTCACCTCTCGCCCTACGGCCTCGCCAGCCTCACGCGCGCGCGAGAGCTTCCATGCCCGACAAAAAAGCCTGCGCTGTCGCCACCCTATAACTTTCTTCGTCTGACTTGCACAAATCTATTGACACTCCATGTGGGAGGTGTACCTTGTGGATGTGGCGCTACTGCACGGCGCCAGGAGGTGAAAGACATGCAACGGGTAAGCCACGCGTGGCGTTTCGAGACAAAAGACCAGCGGATCGCGCGGGGTCGGCGTAATGCTGCGCGGGTGCTTGATTTCGCCGTCAACAAGTTCGGCTGGGTCAAGACGTGCCGACGCGGGGATCGCGTCTACCTCCGCAGCCCGAACGGTGCTCGGGGATACGTCGACCTGAACTGCGGCGAGATCAGCGCGCGTCTCTGGTTCGTCATGCATGAGGCGCTTCGCGACGCCTAACATGGAAGGGCGGCGCCGCAGGTGTCGGCGTCGCCCTTCCTTCAACCAGCGCCCTGCAAGGCGCTCGAGGTGAAGATGCGATTCTCGAAGTCCACGCGCGACCTGTTCGCCCTCGCGCATCTCGTCGATGTCGACGAC